TGGGTTTCTTTTTTCGTTGATAAGACTACAAATTCTTCATTACCTTCTCACTCATTGAGAAGTATTCAATGTAATGACATTTGTTGGATTATAGACCCGTTTTTTATCGATTTCCTCGTAAGTGTTGGAACTACTCCTATGTATACAATTGTGTTCTTCTCCCAAGAGTTGGTAATTCATCTAGACACAGAGAATTACAAGAGGTTGATTTCAAATAATCCACAACCTCTGCCGGATGATCAAGTAGACCATGTTGTTTCGATATGCAAGATGGTTGCTTTTTCGCGCGCTTTTCGCTCTTGGGTCAATCCTCTTTTGTCCAACAAACTTATGCATGCTTTAAATGGAAACTTCATGAAATTCACTCTTGCAGAACTTGAGAAAGCTTTTGACAACCCCGAATTTGATTCTTTCAATTACGTTTTCGGAGAGTGTAAATTATCCAGAAGGAAATTCACTGATTTAGCTAACAAGTATAATTTCAAGTATGTGCATCGTAAGACGATGGGAAATTATGCTATTAATGATTATCGCTTTGTTATTACTAAGAAAAACGATGACATTATCATTCATTTCACTGAATTAGACAGAGAATCTTATTATAATTGGAAAGTTAATGGGATTAAACCTCCGGAAAAACCGGCTCTATCTAACTCTACTGAAGGAAAATCTCAAGAGAATAAATCAGAAAAGAAGATTGGAAAAGTTGTGAAACCAACAGAAGAATTCGACTCAATAGAGGAATCTTCTGACGCAGAACCCGAAGTTCAAGAACCTAAGAAAATATTACCCAAGGAAGAAAAACCAGAGACCTTGTTGGACTCTGGGTATGATGTGGACGGATTAGAGCTGCCTTTGTTGGCGGATTTACGTGATGGGGAAAAACCTTCTCTAATTCCTTCAGAGTACATAGAAAATCTGTTCCTCCCTTACACCAAGGAGAGGAGTTCCGCTGACGGTTTCTTTTACGACAAGGTTAAAATCTTGTCTGGTATTTTCTGTTTTATAATGTCTTTGTCTTTACGAAGCTTTACCATAATGTCACATCCTGTGCATATTTGGCTGAGATTATTTTTATTTGTGAGTGGTGCTGTTCTGTGCTACTTGGGTAAAATCTCAGCTGTTGCTGGTGATGTTAGTTGGTTCAGCTTGCATAAACTAAGCCTGATTGACTCCAAGATCGGCTTCAGTAAAGATGATAATGCAAAGAAAAGTACAATCTACAGGTACAGAGTGTGCTCCCGTCTCAGACTTAAAACCAATGATTATAAAGTAACTGAAGCTCATTGGGCTGTCAGTCATGATTTAATTTCTGAAATTATGTCACAAGCATCTATATTGACGAATTTAGACAGTATAAATGCATTTGTCGATACAAGAATAGCGTCCTTGTCCAGTAGATTGAAGAACTTGAACTTAGATTTACGAAATATCAACTGCGGAGTCCTTCAGAGCACCAAGTTGATATGCACGGCTCTTTTGTCCAAAACCATGATGGAGGCAAAAGGGCAGGGTTTTGTATGAGGCTCCTAGGCGTGAAGCCTAGGAGCCTGTTCTTATGGGGGTATGGTCCTCAAGCTGTCAAACCGGTTAGCGCTAAGCTCCGCAGCAGGACCATCGTAAGAACATTTAAAGGTACATTTAGGTATCCCCCTATGTTAAGATCATTGAACTGCGGTGTCTTTGGTGTTGTAGCACCCACACCTCAATCACATGACCCCTTGTCATTACTTCTAGGTTCGTTGAAACGGAATTCTGTCAAGGTGGGAAGTTTAGATGCAGATCTCAAAGCAGAATTGGCACAATTTGTAAGAACACAAGTTGCTGATTTTCCTCGATGTGAGACTCTGGATCCGAACGAGTGGTTGGTTGAATGCAAGTTACCTTTGTATAAGAAGCAGGAGATGATCAGAGAGTATGAAAAATTCAAAGAACAAGAATGTTTCTATTGGCACAAGACGCTCCAACTGGAGTGGACTGACCTACGGAAATCTTCTATTTTTGGCAAGGCAGAACATCTGACTGAATATGGGAAAACTTTACGAGCTATAAACCCAACTTCAGCAGCCTACAAATATATTGTGGGTCCCTACTTCCATTGGTTGGAAAAATTTCTTTTCTACCAGTCGAAGCACTCGAAAAATTTCATCAAGTCTGTGCCTGTTAAAGACAGACCTCGAGTGATCAAAGAACGATTAGGGGAAGAGTACGAGAATTCTAAAACCTTCACCACAGATTATTCCTCTTTTGAAGATAGTTTCGATTATGAAGTTATGAATATGTTGGAAATGATACTATATGAACATTGTTTCGGCCACCTACACGTGTGGCCTTATATTAAAT